CATACAACTTTGTGAATGAAATCGCTTGTGCATGTTAGGTACTTCATTGTATTGCCATTGCTCACCGTCCCACCAGCTGTCGCCTCGAGGGTATGCGTAGTATGACTTGGGGTAGAACTTCTTACCACAATTCACACAATATCGGGCCGACTTACTCATATACCAAACCCCCAAAATGCAATAGCCCTTGCTGGGAAGTATAGCCCAGCAAGTATAACCATTATATATAACCAGCCATGTTTACTAATGTATCTCATAGCATTGCCCACCCTATACATAGTCCTATAAAGATTAGTACGAATGATAGTTCCCATATTCCACTATTCATCTTGGTAGCCCTCCGTATATGATTGGTATTCTTCTTTGTCTTGCCACTCTAACTCGGTGACGCAGTCCATACATTTCTCATCATTAAACATATAGTCTGGTTTATTGTCTGCGTTGCAGATAGTACATCTATACATATTATATCCTTTCTCTTGTTATCCCATAGTTTAACTGTATTTGCAAAATACTGTCAACTATTTATTTATATATCTTTGCACATTAGACTCATTCTAAACTGCGAGGGGTCCCTAGCGTTTTGCGAGGCTTGTTGCCTGCGGGCCCACCCACCCCAGATTTAGTATATAGGGGTCCCTAGACATACCACATATTGCCTTGATTCATAAATAGATATGGGCTAAAATCGTTTTCACTCTAAAAAGTAAAGGTGCAAAATTTTTTACAAAATTTTTTCGAATGCTAACTCCAGAACAATTAAAAAACTTACCTGAAGATACACGCAAAGAATATTTGCAAACATTATTGTTGCTTGACGAAAAGAAAAAAGATCAAGCGATCCGCGATGACTTCTTAAGTTTTGTAAAACACATGTGGCCTGATTTTATAGAAGGTGAACATCATAAGATTATGGCTGATAAATTTAACAGAGTCGCACGAGGCGAGCTCAAGCGATTAATTATTAACATGGCACCAAGACATACAAAATCAGAATTTGCATCTAACTTTTTACCTGCATGGATGATCGGTAACAAACCTGATCTAAAAATAATTCAGGCAACTAATAACGCAGAACTTGCAGTACGATTTGGTCGTAAAGCAAAAACGTTAATGGAGCAGGATAATTTTAAAAAAATATTTAATACAAGACTAAGAGAAGATTCTAAAGCTGCAGGTAAATGGGAAACGGATCAGGGCGGCGAATATTATGCAGCGGGTGTTGGAGGTAGTATCACGGGCCGTGGAGCGGACTTATTGATTATTGATGACCCACACTCAGAACAGGACGCAATGAACATGGCCAGTTATGATAGAGTTTATGAGTGGTACACATCTGGACCTCGTCAACGTTTACAACCTGGCGGCAGAATAATAGTGGTGATGACTCGCTGGAATGTCGCAGACCTGACGGGAAAGTTAATGAAAGCGCAAGCAGAACCCAAAGCAGACCAATGGGAAGTAATTGAGTTTCCTGCAATCTTACCCAGCGGTAAACCCGTTTGGCCTGGTTATTGGAAGCTAGAAGAGTTAGAAGCGGTGAAAGCATCCGTAAGTATATTAAAATGGAATGCGCAATACCAGCAAAATCCAACAGCAGCAGAAGGCAGCATTATAAAGCGTGAGTGGTGGAAGCCGTGGGAGAAAGAAAGTTTACCTCCATTAATGCATGTTATACAAAGTTACGATACAGCGTTTATGAAAAAAGAAACTGCTGACTACAGCGCCATAACTACATGGGGTGTATTTAAACCTAGTGAAGATGATCCACCACAGCTAATATTAGTTGACATGATTAAAGATAGATATGAGTTTCCAGAGCTTAGACGCGTTGCAAAAGAACAATATGACTATTGGAAGCCAGAAACAGTGATAATAGAAGCTAAAGCTTCGGGCTTGCCATTGACGTATGAATTGCGTAAGCTGGGTATACCAGTTATTAACTTTACACCTAGTAAAGGAAATGATAAACATACTAGGATAAACTCTGTAGCTCCATTATTCGAATCAGGCATGATTTGGGCACCGGAAACAAAATGGGCAGAGGAAGTGATTGAGGAATGCGCTGCATTTCCGTTAGGGGAACACGATGACCTAGTGGATAGTATGACTCAAGCTGTAATGAGATTTAGACAAGGTGGCTTTGTTGACCATCCAGAAGACTACGAGGATGAAGAATTGCCATCGCAACAAAGGACGTACTATTAATGAAAAAAATCGTAAAGATACCTCTGTTTATAAAAAACTATTTAGAAAATTTATTCAATAGAGCTAAGACCACTAAAGGTATGACTAATCTTGAGGTAGAGGAGTTATCGGATAAGATTGATGATTTTGTAGAAAGATATAAAGGAACAGACACAAACCAAGACCGAGAAACGGTTGATAAAATGGTTAACGAATTAACATCGGATTTTGAACCAGTTGTTGCTAACGCAGAACGATTTGCTGGTGAGGCAGACTCTGTATTAAATAGACCACAAGGTATATCTGCTTTGTTAACAGAAGGTCCGGAACGTACGTTTCAATTTATATCTGAAAGAACAGGTTTAGATAAAGGTAGAATTAAACGTGCTCTTATTGAAATGATGAACGAGGGTTATTCAGGCCCTGGTAAAATGACAACTATAGACGACGAAGCTAGAATTTTTGCATTCGCAGACGTAAATTTAAAAGATAATCCTTTAGAGTTTATGGAGGAAGTAGAACAAATTGGAAAAAATATTGAAACAGATAATGTTATTGATTTAGAAAAATTTCGTAAAAAAGAAGGAATAGAAACACTACCAACTGGAAAGACTGAAGATGCACCTGATGAGTTTTTTGAAAAACCAGAAGTTGATATGACACCTGAAGAAGTGGATGCGTTAAAAACAGATCAGTTTGTAGATGAAACAATGGAAGTGAGAAAGAATTTAGAAAATTTAGATAAAGCACAATTAACAGAGTTAGCTGGAAAGATGGCTAAGCAAGTTGCAGCCAACGATAGAAAAATAGCAGAACTTATTGAGGCAGGAGAGTTTGACAAAGCAATGGAGCTAGAAAAAATAAACCAAAAAACATTATCTAAAATGTCAGGCGAAGGGTTAGAAGACTTAGATGAAATGCTAGACTTGTTTCCGTTTGATCCAGACAAACCTAAAATGGCAGAAGGTGGTCGCATAGGACTGCAAGACGGTGGCGGTAAGTTTCCAATATCACGTAGAGGTTTTCTTGGTGTGTTAGGCGGTGGGATTACTGCAGCATTAACTGGTGGTAAAGGATTATTACCTGCAGCAAAAACAGGTATTACCGCAGCAAAAACATTGTCAGCACCAGGCATGCCTAAATGGTTCCCACTACTTGTCAGTAAGATACAAACAAAAGGTAATTTAGTATCTCCTGCAGCACCACAAAAAGGTGAAGTAAATGCGGTGTATAAATACATGGATGGTAAAACTGAATATAAAATGGTAGAAGATGTAAACACAGGACGAATAGATATTTACACTGTAGCGGACGACGGCACTCAAATTGGTTTTGAGTATGAGCCATCGTTACAAAGATATTTTGAAGACGGCAGTAGTGTAACAGATGAACCATCATTTTTTGTTGGAGAGTTTAGAAAAGGTTCTGAGCCTGGTGGAGATTTTGAAAACTATGCAATGGGCATGGACGAAGTTACAAGTGACATTCGCAACGTTGAAGAATTTGCAACTAGAGGAACCACGATGCAAGCAGATAATGCAATAGAAGACTTTATAAAAAGAACAAAACAGCAAGAACCAGGATTTAAACAAGGTGGCCTAGTGCCTCCACAAGCAGGACCGATGTCAAGCGGCATGGGTTCATTATTTAGACAAAGGACAGCATAATGGCTATAGATAAATCAAATAAATTTGACCTACCAAACAACATTAGAACAAAAGTAAATGTTCCAAGCAAACAAGGTCAGATACAAGCAATACAAGAAAAGATGGCTCAACAAGAAAACCAACGGCCTGTAGAAATAAACGAGACTGCAGACGGTGGCGTTGAGATTGATTTTGACCCACAAGCACTAGCAGGTGTTGGCTCAGAAAACCACGATGAAAATTTAGCAGAAGCATTAGACGATTCCGTACTTGTTGAAATAGGATCACAGATTGTAGACGACCATGATGATTACAAATCATCAAGACAAGAATGGGAAGATGCTTACACAAAAGGTTTAGACCTATTAGGTTTTAAATACGAAAACAGATCAGAGCCTTTCCAAGGTGCATCGGGTGCAACACACCCTGTACTAGCAGAAGCAGTTACACAATTTCAATCGCTAGCATACAAAGAACTATTGCCTGCAGGTGGTCCAGTGCGAACACAAATTATTGGTAAAATAGATCAAGCAAAAGAAGATCAATCTGAGCGTGTAAAAGAATTCATGAACTATCAACTAATGGTAGAAATGAAAGAATACGAACCAGAGTTTGATCAGATGTTATTTAATTTACCTCTTGCAGGTTCTACATTTAAAAAAGTTTACTATGATTCTGTTTTACAACGTTGTGTGTCTAAATTTATTCCTGCAGAAGATTTAGTTGTACCATATACAGCAACAAGTTTAGAAGATGCAGATACAATTACACATACTATTCGTATGTCAGGAAACGAACTATTAAAATATCAACTAAGTGGTTTTTATAGAGAAACTGATTTACAACCAAGCGATCCTTCTGACACAGACGTATCAGAAGCAAAAGATCGTATCTCAGGAGTTACTGCGTCGAATGATGAAGTAATAACATTACTTGAATGTCATTGTGATTTAGATTTAGAAGGTTTCCAAGATGTTGATGAGAATGGAGAAGCAACAGGATTAAAATTACCTTACATCGTAACAGTTGACGAAGACACAGCGACTGTTCTATCAATTAGAAGAAATTTCAACGCACAAGACCCGCGACGCGCGCGCCGTGATTATTTTGTACACTTTAAGTTTTTACCAGGACTAGGCTTCTACGGATTCGGGCTTATTCACATGATCGGCGGTTTATCAAGAACTGCCACAGCCGCTCTAAGACAACTCTTAGACGCAGGTACGTTAGCAAATCTCCCGTCCGGATTCAAACAAAGAGGCATCCGAGTCAGAGACGAAGCTCAACCGTTGCAGCCGGGAGAGTTCCGTGATGTTGACGCTCCTGGTGGAAATTTAAGTGACGCGTTTATGCCGTTACCATTTAAAGGACCAGACCAAACATTGTTATCATTGATGGGTGTTGTTGTACAAGCAGGTCAACGATTCGCGTCTATTGCTGATATGCAAGTTGGTGATGGTAATCAAAGTGCAGCAGTTGGCACGACCGTCGCGTTATTGGAACGCGGATCGCGGGTTATGTCAGCGATACACAAAAGATTGTACCAATCATTAAAGTGTGAGTTTATGTTAATCGCAGATAACTTTGCAACATACTTACCAAAACAATATCCGTATGATGTAGTCGGTGGACAAAGACAAATATTTGCAACTGACTTTGACCAACGTATTGACATCGTACCAATCGCTGATCCAAACATATTTTCACAAACGCAAAGAATTAGTATTGCACAAACGCAACTACAGTTGGCAATGTCTAATCCTAAGATGCATAATTTGTATCAAGCGTATCGTGATATGTACGAGGCATTAGGTGTAAAAGACATTGACACATTACTAAAAAAACCACAGCCACCACAAGCGATGGACCCTGCAATGGAAAATATACAAGCATTAAGCGGTCAGCCGTTCAAAGCATTTCCAGGACAAGACCACCAAGCGCACATGGACGCGCATTTAAGCTACATGGGCACGATGATGGCACGTACAAACCCGCAAATTATAGCGGCATTGCAAAAAAACATACTAGAACACATCACTTTGATGGCAACAGAGCAAGTTCAGCTAGAATTTAAGGACGAAATTATGAAAATGCAGCAAATGGGACAACAAATGCAACAAATGATGATGCAAGCACAAGGAAATCCACAAATGATGCAACAAATGCAACAAAATCCGCAACTTCAACAGCTACAAAACGAAACAAAACAGGTAACAGAGGCTATTGAGTCCAGAAAAGCCAAATTAATCGCTGAAACAATGGCAGAATACCTTGAAGAAGAGAAAAAAGTGCTAAATCAGATCGATAATGACCCATTATTGAGGTTAAAAAGCGATGAAATACAGCTAAAAGCCAAAGAAGAGGAAAGAAAACGCGAAGAAGGCGAAACTAAGGCTGAAATGGACGCACTAAAAATGTTACAAAACAGACAAATTGCAGAAGATAAACTTGAGCAAGATGACGAACATGCTAAGCTTAGAGCATCGGTATCACTTGCAAAAGATGGTATAAAACAGATGCAAGCAACGATTAAACAGGGGAATTAATGATTAGATACGGTTTTCAATATGGTGGTGGCGCTGATATGGGTGATCCAGACAGAGCGCAAGAAAGAGAAGATAGAGGTTATGGGGCAAAAGGTAGTGGTGGTTTTAGTTCTAGTGGTGGACCAAAAGAAACAGGCATTACTGACTCTGAGGGTAATCCAGTAACATTTGGTCAAGACAATACTCAAGTAGGTTTTAGTCAGTCTTATATTGATAATAATCCACAGGTGATTAAACCCACGTTAGAAAACCCTAACGTGAGTAAAACTAACGCTTTAAAATCTCTCTATAATAACTTTATAAAAAATTTTGGTGAAGAAGCTTTTATAGATCGTTATTCTAATTATACAGACAACCCAGAAGTAGCCAGACTAGCTTCAATTAAAGCAAACGTTTCTCCAGGCGATTTTTTTGGTGGTCTCATGTCGTTAGCTAAAAACCCCCTAGGGACAGGATATGGTGTTGCAAGCACAGGACTTGCGACAAGTTTTGATCCTGCGGCACTGTCCGGTCTTGGTTTTATGGGAACAGTTGCAGGTCTTTTGGGACAAGGGCTTTCAAACAATCCAATTGATCTTGCAAACCCAAGTAATTATGAAATGGCAGCTCCAGGAGCACCAATGAGATACACAGGACCCGTTGGACATTTTAACACTGCACAAATATCTCAACTAGAAAAAATACAAGGAGGTTTGACACTAGACCAACAAGCAGACATAGCCATTTCTCAGTTTGAAAGAGAACAAGTAGAAAAAAATGCTAGACCTGGCGCAACTGTTCAACCAACAGAAGAATTTGTTAATCCCGTAGAATCAAAATTTACTGAAGAACAACTTATAGCGTACAATGAATACATAGAAAGAGGATATACACCAGAAATAGCAGAGTATCTTGTAATGAATACATAATGAAAAAAGACGCTAAAATCAGTAAGGTAATGCGTGAATATAAATCAGGTAAACTTAAATCTGGTAAATCTAAGAAAAAAGTGGTAAATAAGAAACAAGCTATAGCTATCGCGCTCAGCGAAGCAGGTGTAAAAAAGAAAAAAAGGAGGTCATCATGATCGAATCTTTAAAAGCAAAAGCTATGAACAAGTGGAATGAAGCGAGTTGGAAAACAAAACTCATTGCAGCCGCTATCATCGTAGCAGTAATAATAGCAATCATAAAATAATTAATGGGACCATTACTCTCACTTCTACCTACGGTATTGAAAACCGGTTCAGCTATTTTTGCTAATAAACAAAAAGCAAAAATACTTATGTCGGAGGCTGCTTTATTGCATTCTCAGAAGATGGCCAACGGGGAAGTGGAGTACCAACAGGCGGTAAGACAATCAAACGACAAAGGATGG